ATTAAGGGAAGTGGCATTGGCACACCCTGACGTGTTCGTCAAGTACCACAAGGGGTTTGTGGCATTGAAGAACGTTCTCATGACGCATCGTACCGAAGCGCCACGAGTCGTATGGCTATGGGGCAAAGCGGGCACTGGCAAGACCCGATTGGCCGTAGAGAAGCATGCTTCTTCCCACTACATCAAGGACGGCTCGCTGTGGTGGGACGGATACGAGCAGCAGGAAGCGATCATCATTGACGACTTCGACGCGAAAGCCTGGGTCTTCCGCGACCTACTGCGACTCCTTGACCGTTACCACTATCAAGGTCAGTACAAGGGGGGCTATGTACCGATCAACTCGCCCTACATCTACATCACATGTGAGTATCCTCCGGCGACCTTTTGGAAGGACAACGAGCTCGCGCAGGTGCTGCGACGGCTCGCTGGTGTTGAAGAAATTGGAAGCACCTAAACGTTGTTTGAAACCTTAGTATTAATCTCCACAGAGGTTAGGCATGGCTATCTCTGGCTTGGGAGCTCTGGAGATGGTTTTGGTTGGTTGTGTCTTAAACAAGAAACTCCACAGAGGTTGGCAGGTAATACTAGCTGCCAACCCCCGTGTATGTTCATTATAAGAGCGATAATGTGGATTAAAGCTCTTGTGAATGTTCTCTTGTTGAACAGTACCACGTGTTCTCCTGCCGCCGGGGATGCTGGCACCCACGCATCGTCACGCCGGCCCCGCTACGCTTTGCCACACGTTGTGTGGCGGGGCCAGCGCGAGCGACACGTGGTCGCTCACGCACCCCGACGACAGCTCCCGGTCATGGTGTATGAGGTTTGGCATAGCGAACAGTTGCCTGATCGGTTGGCCCAACCCGGGATTAATTGTTTTTTGATCAAAGGAAGTTTGTGAGTATGTATACTCACTCAGCTATGCCAAGCAAACGGACAGAAGCAGCAGCCAAGGGAGGACGCAGGCGTAGAAAGGCAGTAGCCGTTGTCGGCAAGCCTCGGGCTCCTGTGCAATCGATGGCTCCCTCGAGGGCTAACAACTTCAGACCGCTGAGCATCCTTCGGCAGCCGGCAGTGTTGCAGCTCAAGCATCGCGGAAAGTTACTTTACGCTGATACACACTTGATCTCTCCAACAGCTGGAGCGGCTACGGCTTACGTATACTCATGCAACGGTATGTACGATCCGAACATCACAGGTGTAGGACACCAACCGATGTCTTTCGACCAGCTGATGCTGATGTACGAACACTATACCGTTATTGGCGGGAAAATCACTGTAGACTTCTGCAGCCAGTCGGCAACTGAACAAGGTTTCGTCGGTATCGGGTTGTTTCCCGATTCATCCGTAGAGACCGTGGCAACGAAGCTACTGGAAAACGGAATGTTGAGATACTCCTACCTAGCAGAAGCGAACGGAGACTCAAAATCCCACGTGCAACTCACTCTGCCGTTCAACATCGCGAAGCTCAACGGAGTAAGTCGCCCTATCATTGGGGATGCACTGTACCGGGGGGATGTTGCAGCAAACCCTACTGAGCAGACCTATCTGCACATGTTCGCATACAACACTGCAACCATCAATACGCTGAACGTTCAAGTCAATGTCCTCATCGAGTTCGATGCGGTGTTCACTGAGCCACGCAAGCTAGCCCAGTCCTAAAACGATCTGGATCGCCATAGACTTATTTTTTGATCTGTGGAACTCTCGACACCACTATATACACTGGCAATGAGCATAGAAAGCGCTGGGATCGAAGCCGTCGAAGCTGGGCCTGTGGGGGGACCCATCGTCGACGAATCGAAGAAAGCACGCAACTATTGCTTTACATTGAACAACTGGGTTGAGGAAGATGTGGCCATCATCCTCGCTTGGAAGGGGGCAAAATACGTTGTATTTGGCGAAGAGAAGGGAGCCGAGGGCACCCCTCATCTTCAAGGGTATGTTGAATGGGCCGAGGGCAAAGCTCTCAACCCGACGTTAAAGAGACTTGATCCACGCATCCATTGGGAAGCCCGAAAGGCATCTGCAAAGACCGCATCAGCATACTGCATGAAGGGTGAGCAGACCAAGGCTGAGTGGGATGATAAGGGTTATGGAGGACCTACCTTCGGGCGAAACGCGAAGGTGCACAAGGCCGGCACGATCTCGAATCCTGGCAAGCGGACGGATCTCAAGGACTGTGCCGAGGTCATCGTAAACGGGGGGACATTAAGGGAAGTGGCATTGGCACACCCTGACGTGTTCGTCAAGTACCACAAGGGGTTTGTGGCATTGAAGAACGTTCTCATGACGCATCGTACCGAAGCGCCACGAGTCGTATGGCTATGG